TGGAATAATTAGGAATGTTAATTGTATCATTATATAACTTAGCAAATTTATCTTGCGATGCTTGATTGCCAGCCTCAAAATTTTCATCGCCAAACATATTTTTGCTTGTATCTATAGCAAGCCTAGCTTCATCTTCTAAACCCATTCTAGTTGCATTATTATTGGCAATTGCCTCGTTTCTTGCTCTTTGTGCTTTTTTAGACGCTTGGTTTTGAACTACTGTACCAGCTACTTGTGCTCCTATGGCTAAAGCTAAAGTTGGATTACACATTATGACACCACCCTTGATCTTGACCCTCTAAACGGATCGTTAATACCAGTATATGAATATGCTGGAGTTGTACTTCCAGTTTGTGCTGCTCCTGACGTTGAAACTGGTGCAACATTTTCTACTGGTGCTTGGCTTAACGGGATTTTTGTAAATCCGTCAAAAAACGTTAATGCTGTTTTTGCAGCAGCTGGCTTTAATTTTTCTACATCTTTGCTAAAATCAAACGCTTTTATATCTTCTGTTTGTTTGTTAATTTCATCAAGCGTAGTTGCTCCACCAGCCATAGATGACAAAGCATCTCCCAAGGATTGTTGTTTTTTTGCTACTTCATCTTTTTTTGCCTGAACATAATCAGCTGCACCTGACATAATATTTGATGAATCTATTGTTTTTTGTGTAAGTAAATCTCCTAACCCAGCATCTACTTCTGCTTGCGTTAATATACCTTTAGCTTTAAAGCCATCGTAAACGCCTCGTTGTGCATCATCATAAGCTGAAGATAATAACGGAGTTTGAAAATCTGTGTAAGCAGAAGATAAATCATTATAATAATCATCGCCAAACGCACTAAAAGCATCTGTTAATTGTTTTTGTTTAGCTGCTAAAGCCTCTGCTCTTACTTTTCTTGCAGCATTAAGGGCAATGTTTGGATCAACACGCAATTGTTGAGGAGATGCTTCATTATCTCCATAAATATTATCTGTGTCTTTCGCCCCACTATATCCCATTGTTGAGCCACTAATGTTGCCAAAACCTAAAGTTTCGTCCATGTCTTGTTCTTCTGACGATTCTGAACTATCGCTACTCATACTTTACTCCTTAATGGTAAACAAATTTACGTTTTATATGACCAATTCTTTTGCTATTACGCTTGAAGTAAGCAACGCTGTGTGTTTCTCCAAACGTATCTTCAAACCATTTTTTAGCTTGCCTTGCCATTTCTAAAACATTTCCATATGGAGCAATCATATCAATAATCCAAAGATTGCCCTCTAACCTATTCCAATCTTCCCATTCTAATGGTCTTAATTTATTCAAATACGCTTCTTCAGCATCTTTATCTAAAAACGCCCAAGTTAAAAAGCCTTGTAGTGTTCCCTCTTCATCATCGAAATACCACATTGCTCTGTCATTCATTATTGGAGTACATATGTAACGACTAACATCATTTGGCTTATATGATTTGTGCCAATTTGATATTGTCATCAAATTTATTGCATCAGCCATAACATATGATTTTATATCTCCTACATACATTAACTAATTACCCTCTGACTGCTTTTTGGACTAAACAACCCAGTATCATATCTATTCATACCTCTACGCTCTAACGCTGCTTGTGTAGCTATTCCATCTGTAGCATCAGCAAACAACTCAAGTAACGGCTGATAAGCTGGTAATTGATTTAAAGATTGTGCTCTTAATGCTGCATTTTGTGCTATTAATGTTGGATTGGCTAAATTCATATTTTGATTTTGTAGATCGCCTCTTGCCGAATCTATCGATTTTCTTGATTGTAAAGAATATTCGTTTCCTTTATCTGCTATTGCCTTTTTTTGTAAATCTAACTTTTTGTCTAAAGCTGCTCTTTTTTGTGCTCCTACAGAACTATTAAGTAAACCAGCGTTAGCTAAAGAAAGTGTTAATTCTTTTGCAGCGTCATTAAATTGATCTGTTAGTTGTGGTGTTGCATAATCAAGATAGTTTTGTGTTTGTTGATTGTAAAAATCATCATCAAATCTAGCAAAGGCTGTGTTTATTTCTTCGTTGCCTTTTCTAATTCTAGCTTGTCTTTCTTCTTCTTGTTTTCTGGCTCTTTCGGCTGCCCCACCATCGCCACCACCACCCATACACATTACGCTACTTCTCCTCTTCTAATCCAAGATACGTTATGCTGTTCATCGCCTCGTACCCATGCAAAGTTAATAAAATCTTCTCCGTTTCTTCCGTATTTTTTAAGTACGCTCTCTTCGCTCAATCCCAAAAACCTCAACCAATTATGTACTGTTTCGTAACCATCAATAGATTGTGCCTCTACTCTATGTGCTTTGGCTTTATCTAATACTGGTATTATACTATTTATAACTAGCTTTGTAAGGGATAAGTGAATTTTTTGAAAATTGTTGGTCGCAAATAACCCCAAATTCCACACACCTTTACGCATTGGTACATAAGTAAAAGCAGCTATTGCCCCATGTTCTTTTGTTCCACAAACAATTGTTGTCTTATGACTTGCCCAAGTTCTAGCTAATTGATCTGCTAATTCTTTTCTATTTTCGCAAAAAGATAACGCAACTATCTCTTCATAGTCTTTTTGCCTCATATTCATAGCTACATTATAAATGTTGCCTATTGTTCCCTCTTCCCAAATCATTAGCCTTGCTCACTCATATCGTAATGTAACGCTAGATTGCCTATCTTTGCTGCTCCAGCAGAAGTGCAAATTAGCTTTGGTGCTAAATGTGTTGAATAGCCAGTAAATGTTGCTCGGCCTAATCCATATGTTGTTCTGTCTATTGTTGCTATTTCTTCGTTTGTGTTTATATCAGTTGGATCAGTTGCTACAAAAACTTGCCATTGATTAGTGCAAGCCATATCAATCCCAGTAAAATCTTTGCTGGTAGCTGGTTGTGATGCGTCTAAAAAAGGTAACTGTATTTCGACTGTGCTACTATCGTATGTCTGACCACTTGCACCACCTAATGAAAATAATTTATTGCCACTTCTACATAAAACTTGTTCGCTATCATACGCCCAATTATCTATAACAAATCCAGGCTCATACGTTGACCACGCACTAACTTTGCTTGATGGAAAGTAACTAAAAACAAAAACAGTTGATCCAATAGCAATTAAGTATCTGCCGTTCTTTGGATCAAGTATAGCTTGTGCATTTATAGCTGCATCTCTATCAGAGGCAATAGCAGTTAATATAGTATCATCAATAGGATTACCAATATCCCCAACAAAAGCAGCATTAGAGCTATCTCTTGCTCTCAAACTTCTAATACCTGATTCACTTAAATAAAAAACATCATTGTCGCCAAACTCAATAACGCTTTGTGGAGATATTGTGCCAGTATTGTTTAACACTTGTATTTGACTATTTTGCGCATCATCTGCCGACACAAACCATATTTGTATTGCCTCTTTTGCAAATACTGCAAGATTAGAATAATAACTTGCCATAGCTTGTAATGACTCTGATCCACTAGCATTATTAGATAAATTGATAAAACCAGCACCAACGGCTGAATTATTAAATTCTGTAGGATCGTTAACACCACTATAATGCAACAATGAATCTGATAATGCGTACATCTTTGTTTTAACTGGTTTTATAAAAGCACCAGGAGTAAAACCATTTATAGCATCGCTTGTTGCCCCTCCGTCCATAATAGAAATATTATTTGTAAATGCAGTTGTTACATTTCCTGAAACAGTAACAACAACGGCAAAATTATTAAATGACGCACCACTTTCTTTAGATATAATATTAACTAAAGCACCAGTTGCAGTTGCTTCATATTCAGGAGTTGTATTTGCTTCGTTAATAGCGTCTGCAATTAATGACGCTGTATTAGAATTAGATGATGCCCAAGGTACTTGTGCGTTAATAATTGATACGCCGTTTACAGTTATATTTGTTACAGCATTATCAACACCACCTGACATATTGTTTATACTTGACACAGTAACTGCGCCATCTACTTCTACTGTTACAGCAAATCCATTAACTGTAACACCAGTTGTTACCGAGGTTATTGTTACGACTGCTCCACTTGCCGTAGCTGTATAATTAGGAGTAGTTGTAGCACCATTAATAGCGTTAGCTACGTTTGTTGCTGTAGATGAATCTGTACCAGTATGTGCTACTGGACTAGAAAACAACTCGACATTGTTTACCCTTACAACACGAATATTATCTCCAGGATTAGCCGTGCCACTAGCTACAGTAAATGATCCAGTTGCAGAAGTTCCTCCAACCGATCCTCCAGTAACAGAAAATTGATTTCTTGCTCTACCATCAAACCAATCTGTTATTCTTGTTCCATCGTAATAATGAAATATCCTACCATCTGCAAATTGTGCAGAAGCATAAACTCTTCCATCAAAAAAATCTGTATCTAAAACTTTTGTTAATGCCGTGCCTGATGGGTGTTGTAATCTTACATAATTAACGTTTGCTGGCGTGCCACTTGCAAAAGTAACGCTACTTGCTGCATCACTACCAAATACAAATATCTGTCCATTAGCTGCTGCTAATCCAGTTGTGTTAGACGGCAAGGTCGACAACTCTACAAAAGCTGGTCTTTTTTCTATCTCTCCACCTCTTGTTATATGTGCATTTTTTAGTGTAATTAAAGTTCCAGGAGTAGCCGTAACATTAGATCTTCTTGAATCTAATCCACCCCTAAAATCTTCAATTAACACATAAGCCATTTAACTGCTCGGAGTTGTAGCTATTAATGGTGGACTCTTTGGTCTATACATACCCTCTGGTTCGCCACCACCAATAACAAAAGTTTCACTTTTTGCTAATCTCGCTTTCAATCTTGCATAATGTGCTTGTGCTTGTGCTAATTTGTTTTGTGAATCTGCTTGCTTTTGCCGTGTTAACATTTCAGCAGCTGCATAAAGAACAATAAGCTGATCGTCTAAATCGGCTGTGTCCGTTTCGTTAATTAATCCACCAAGATTTTTTATGCCATGAAATCTTATCATGCCTTGTTTTGTAGTAGAGTTGCTATTGTTAGATGGTATTGGCCATATTTCTATTTGATTGTTTTCATGTGCATCATAATTTTGTACTGGATATGAAGTTATGCCTCTATCAGAGTCAAATTGATTATATTGCCTTGCACCAATTCCATAATCTAATTTTGTCCAATAATCGCCGTGCTTAAACTCAGCTTTTTCTATTCGCTCAAACGTAAGATCATTTGGCAAATCGTAATATCTTTGATTAGTAGAAATATCTATATCTCTAATGACACGCAGAAAAGGCCAGCCATAATCTTCCCACAATCTTCTTTGTGTTCTCTGCAATACATTTATAAGCACATCTCTGGTAGATTTGCCCAAACTCGGTTGCAATGAATGGCCTATTTCTGAACGCAAGTCATTAATTAGAATTGCTAAAGTTGTACCTCTAGACATTAGTAACCTTTTCCACCTTTGCCCTTACCTTTACCTTTACCCTTTGGCATCTAAATCCTCCTCTGCTGTTGGTTCATAAGCCTCATTTACTTCTGTATTTGGATCATCGGCTATAAAATGACCCTTAGAATCTCTTGCTCTTTTTGGCTTTGCTTTAGGCTTTGCTTTTTTTACAGATTTTTGTGCTTTGTTTTGTAAAAACACTTTATCTAAATATCCATCATCAATTCTTGCATCTTCAAAAGTTTGTGGCAAAGCACCATAAGTACCAAACACCTCTTCTACTTTTTGATCGCTATATAAAATTCCTAATCTATTTCTTTCTTCCATATCATCAGAATCAATATCGCCAACAACGGCTATATTAAAAACAGAAGATTCGCCATGTATATTTCTCAACATAACTACTTCAGGTATTGTCAATAAGTTTTTATACAAAACGTTACCAAGATTGCCACCTATAGCAACGTTACCAGTTAGATGTTCCATTTAATCCTCCTTTAAATCAATGGGCAAGCTGGAGAACGGACTTGCCCATTGGGTTGTTGGCTTTACGCTATTTCGTAAACACCATGACAGTTCAATTGTGATGCACAAAGAACAGCAGTTGTTGTGATCGCACGGAACATAACATACTGAGTTGCTGGTCTTGCTGGTGCATGACGTTTCATTTTTTCGCCGTCCATGTAATGCAAATAAAGCTTGGACGGATCAATGATGTAACAACGTTTGTCAGGGTTTTGTCCTGAAATTGTTAGATCATCTAGTGTTGGGTCATACTGAAATTTTAATCCAGCATAACTAATATCGCCTACAGCAATATCCATGTTTTTTGAAAAACCTTGGTTACTGTAGTTACCATTTCTTCTAATCTCGTCAGCTAAACGATCCATGAATGCAGAACCAGCTAAAGCTATAGTTGGCTTACCTCCAAATCTTTTTAATTGACGAATTTCAGTATGTAAGAACTCAATTAACTCTTGTCCTGAAGAAGAAGTAGATATTGCTACATTTGCTCTGTTTCTCCACCATGTATTAGTTTCTGTGGATAAACCACCAACAGTAGCACCACTTGCTGCTGGATTATCGGCAATAATCGATCTGATACCAGCTAACGCATTTGCATCTCCTGATCCATCGCCATACAACAAAGTGTTCATGCCTTGGGAATAACCCTCCATCATGTCATCTAGCTTATCTTCTAAAAGATTAACTAAAACTGTAGTATCTCTACCACTATGATTAGAAGTACTTGCACCAGCTAAACTATCTGTAACACTTATGCCGTCCTTTTTAAGTTCGGTAAGTGTTAACGAGATACCAGTATGATGCTCTTTCCAAGGATAATTAACCCTTTGGATATTAGCTGGATTTGCATATGAAACAGTATCATTATGCGTATAACCAGCTACAGTTGATGTATATACACCTTTCACAGCCATAGACACATTTTCCTTACCACCTGGAAATGTCTTTGCAGACTTATCCATAGCAGCAAGCAAAGGCTTGTCTTGTAGTGAGTTGGCGTAAACTGTGCCTCTGTCTATATAATAGTCAAGGGCAGCATTCGCTATATTAGCGAGTTCGGCTGAAGAAAAAGCCATTTTTATTGCTCCTTAAAGTATTATGATCCACCATTTGCCATAGCATTTTGAACAGCCTCTAAAAGACTCTTAGGCTCTGGAACTGGCGAACCACCTAATTTACCACCAGACAAACTTCGTATTGGCCTTTTGACTCCCATTCTACTTTGATGACGCTTTGTAACTGTGTCATAAGCTTCTTGTGCCATAGCTACTGCATCATCAGGTGTTTCAGGTCGCCCTCTTTCACGAACTAAAGCCGATACTCTGTCGTCAACTTCATCTTGTTTGAGTTCAAAATCAGGATCAGTTTTCCGTGCATTCTCTTCCCAATTAGTAACAGTTTGTGCAATAAAATTAATTTGATCTTGAGCGTTTGTTTGCTGTTGCTCATTCAACATTTGTTGATTAGCGTTCTTTTGCAATTGAACATCTGCTCTTGTTCTAGCTAATTCTTTACCTACATCTTCGTCCATATATCCATCGTCAATTTTTTGCTGAATGTCATCAGGAAGTATTTGTCCAGTTACTTGTTGTAAATTACTAATAATTGGCTGTAATGCTTCTAGGGCAGCTTGAGGATTGCTTTTCATTAATCCCATAATTGATAAGCCTTGAGCAGTTTCTTCAGGACTTAACTTCATCTCTTTTAAAGATGCCTGAATTTTCTCGTATTGCTCATGCCCTTTTTTGTACTCATTCTTTTCAGCAATAACTTCTTTGAATCTAGGCTGTAAATGCAAAGGTACTTTATCTAAAGATTGCTCGTCTGTTTCTTCCTCAGAAAGTTCTTGCGTTTCAACTTCTTCTGTTTCTTGCTCTACGGATTGCGATTCCGTTTCTTCAGGTTTTTCATCATCAATAGCTGATTGCACTACTGACAATAAATCATCTTCAGTTTCGCTTTCTGTGCTAGACGACAGCACTTCTTGATCTTGATTTTGCTCTAGTTCAAGTTCGTCCTGGTTATTCGAGTCATTGGACGATGTTGACTCTTTTAGGTCTTCGACCATAATACGTCCTTTCTTATTATTAAATTAAGTATATCCATGTTGATCCTATCTTTCAACACCATAGCTAATTAATATTTCCTATAGGTGGTAAAGAAGAACCATTTAGCGTGTTAGGAATAGACGCATTGTTTACTCCTCCACTTGGCGAACCTTGTAACGCTGGATCGCCAGTTCCCTCTCCTTGCGACTGATTCATAGACACAATAGACGGAATGCTCTCGACAACGGCTTGTGTAACATCAAGCTTATCATCTAATCTCTTCAGTAATTCTTTTGCTAACCATAATGGATCAATGCCAGGAATTTGTAACAAGAATGGCATAATTCGTTCTATGTTAGCTAGTTCAGCTGCTCTGTTTGGCTTACCAGTTGATCCAGCCTCTATCTCAAGAAATACCTCATTCATAATATCTTCACGAGTCATTTCAGGCCATACTGCGCCCTGACCAACAATTTTTCTTACTTCTTCTATAGACATCAAGTGCAACATTACTTGACCAGCAGACCTTGCAACTTCTGACATAAAAGAATCTAATTCATCTACGTTAGCACCTAACGATGACATTCTAGCACTTTCAGCTATGCTAGTTTCTGTAGCTGTTGCCTTTGACACGCCACCAAACGTACTTTCTTGAGCACCTACAACTAATTGAACATCATCAAATAATGTTTTTACTTCGTATAAATTAGGATCAATGCCAATTTGTGCTACTGGCTGAATAACATCATTAACTTTTTGTCCAGCAGCTAAAGCTTGCAATTCTAAAACTGCATTGGCTGGGTGTGTTGCTAGCTTTTCTTTATCAGCATCTTCAAGCATACCAGCTGGTGCAGCATACTTAGGTCTGTTTGCTCTTCTATGCTCCCTTAGTCCTTGCCTTGCTCTATTATACTCATTCTGCATTGGCATTAATAATTTAATATCTGACGGAGGATAGAGTACATCTTTATGCTCAACCTCATTAAATACTAATGGAAATATTGGCCAAAAATGTTCAACCTTTACATCAGGAGATGACGGCTCTCTTAGAAAATCATTGTAGCCATCAGCAATACACATTTGTAATCCACTTTTAATATCATAAATTTCAAAAAGTAATACTAATCCCTCTTTCTCATTTATATCTATTTCTGCATACGATGCTCGTTCATAACTACTTCTGTCGCCCATTAAGCGACCTTTCATATCATATGATCTGTATTGGTTGTTTATATCGATGCCGTAAATTTCTTTAATATCTTCAGGAGATACATACATTTCATGGCATACCCAATTTGCACCAACAAAACCTCTTATTTGTCTGCATTTAGGATCTATAATAATTGAATCAGCTTCTGGAAAATCAAATGTCAAACCCTCTCTTACTGTAACCATAGGCTCGTTTAATAACGTTTCTAATGATAGCTTAAGAGTTTCTATTTGCGCATCATCTCTATCAATTGTGCCATCAGCTGCTTCAGTAGCTATTCTATACAAATGGTCTATCTGCATTTGTAAGTCATAAATTTTATTTGTAACTTCAGGCATTCTATCCATATCACGCTGAAACCCAACTTTAACATAACCAACGCCAGTAGTAACAACTCTTCTAACCAAAGCTTTCATTTGTGATTTGAACGCTGGCTGTTGTTCTGCCATGTAATAATCAAACAATTGTTCTAATGTTTTTGCTACATTATCCAACATTTTTCTATGTGTTTGACCAGCTGTATAATCTTGTATAATTGCCATTGCCTCTGCTGGTGGCATTAAGCCATTTTGTTCTGCTGTCATTTGCGCTTCGTATGCAGCTTGCAATGTTTTTTCATCGCTATCCCATACAGCGTAATCCATTCTTTCTCGTCTTTTTGCCGTGGCTTTTGGATTTTTTGCATATAAAGATGCCGTTCTTTGTTGAACATGACGCTGTAAAATATTAGCTACATAGTTTTTATCGTTCCATTGCGTATCATCAAAACCATGCAATGCAGCGTCCATATCTTTTTTCATCTGCTTGTATGCTTTTTCGTGAAATCCTTTTGCAGATTTAATTTTAGATTGCCAGTCTGACACTAAAGCTTTACGTCTTTCTGTCGGCTCTGGCTTTTCTTCCTTTTCAACTGCAATCATCATAGTTTCTTCCATTACCAGCCTCCAGTTTCATTATGTAATCTGTTATATTTTTTTTGTTGTTCTGAATCCCATTTAACCCAACCCATTGTTCCCTCTAAAGGTATTTTAATTTTGTTACTTACAAAACCAGTAGGTGTTGTAATTCGATCTAAACCCATACCAATCCACGCTATTGTATCTACAAAATCATCGTGTCTTGAGTTAGGGAACTTTAATAATTCATCTACTGCTTTTTGCGTCCAAGGAGATGTCTTAGGCATTTTTACTTTTTTCATTGCCATTCTACCAAGAATAGATTGTGCTCTTTGAACCTTATTAGCTACTGGTGTAACTTCGTCAATTCTGCAATATACTCGCTCTTCTGCCATTCTTTTTCTCAAAAAAGGTTTTATACTCTTACTAATATGCCCTTTTTCTGCCCACCATATAAGGGGTTTGTGCTTTTTTATTAAATTTAACATTGCCGTAACAACTTTATCTGTTGGCTGTTTTTCCCACCACGCATCTATTAAATAAATGTCATCATTGCCATCTACGCCTACTATTAGTAAACAAGTAGCGTCATTTCTTGTTTTATCTATTCCAACGGCATGATCGCTTGCAGCATAAATCCTTAAATCTTTTGGCAAATCTTTTTTTTCATAAAAACTAATATTTTTTCTTTCAAACAAATCTCCATCTTCAGGCGTTGGCCTTTGCTGGTACAATGAAGTAAATCCTCTTGCGTCTAATCTTCTTTGCGCATTCATAAACTCCATGTCAAATCTTTCAGGCCACAACAATTCTCCAGCCTTACGTCCTAACGGATCATCGTCCTCTGCAATAGCTGGTAAGTTTATTATCTTCCATTTTGATGCTTCTTCTTCTGTGTAATGTGGGTTTGTTGGGTCTGTTAGTCTGCCTATCAAATCATCTTCGTGCCATCTAGTTTGCACTATGACTATTGATGCAGATGCTGTCATTAATCGTGTCATTAATACTTGTGTAAACCATGTCCATAATTGTTCACGCAATGTTGGCGACCCAGCCTCTAAGCTATCCTTTATAGGATCATCTAAAATAACAAAATCTCCACCTCGACCAGTAATTGACCCACCTCTACCAACAAAAACTGCCATGCCACCTGACGCTGTTTGTATTCTGCTTTTTGATGCACCACCTAATCTTAATCCAAAATTAGGAAATACTGTTTTATACTGAGCAGAAGTCATAATTGATCTACAATCAGCACCAAAATCTTTTGCAAAATCTTCATTATATGTTGCAAAAATAACGTTTCTATATGTGTCTTTTCCAACAATCCAAGGTATGAAACGCCTTGATATTAACTCTGATTTGCCGTGTCTGGGAGGCATACAAACAATTAATCTAGGAATATGGCCTTTTTCTACCTTTTCTAGCACTTTTGCTAGTGCTCTATGGTGTTTTGAGTCCTTAAATAGCGATATATCGGTAGAATTAAAGTCATCAGGATCAGGCATGGTAAATTTTGTAAACTTTAGAAAGTCTGTCCGTGATTCAATAGCTATTTTCTGCCTTTTTGCAGCAGATATTCTAGTTTCTAACTCATTTAACTGCTTTTTGTTGCTCATGTAGCAATCATCTCCAATGATGTAGTCTTAACGCCTGAGTTTCTGTTTAACCAACCATTGCCAAACGTATTAAATGTCTTTAAGTTTCTGTAAAAATCTTCTCTTTCTAGGCATAACGCCTCAACAATGTCTGCTTGCTCCATTTTATCAACCATTGCTAGTGTTTTTGAGCCAATTACGCCGTCTTGTTCTGCGCCTACTACGCCTTGTAGAAATTTAGCTGCTCTACTTACGCCGTGATTAACGCTCATATCAAATATTATGTAGTCAATACCAATAGGTAATTGATCGCATTTAGCTTTAAGCCAGTAATTTTTTTTATAAATTGGCATTACGTCATTTACAGTTATATCTTGCATATCTTTTACAACTAGATCATTTTCAGCAATCCAATTGTCGTAAACCTTTTTTGTTACGCCTAAATTTGTTTCGCCCCCTGGATCTTCAGGGTGGTATACATAACCTCCCTCATGCTCTAATACTTTAATTAACGATTTATCAAAGTTACTATCCATTATGTTCCTACTTTCTTTTGTGCCAACTTATGTGCGTTTCCAAATGACATTCCGTTAAGCATTTTTTCAGTCATCATGTTCATATGCTTTTTAGAATGATGCTTAGAATGTTTTTTCATAGTTTCTTTTTGGCGATCTGTAAGATCTTTGCCCATCATTGTTTTTGCAGTTCGGCTATATTTCATTTAACTCTCCTTTTTTTCCTAATTTCTTCAACATGAAGATGCCAAAAATAGTTACCAACTCTGATAAATTTTTTTGAAATATATAAATAAACCCACATCATTTTTTAAACTTTGCTATAGATTTAAGACCAAAGCTTGCTGCTATACTTGCCAATATTCCGTATTTAATAAAATCAGGTGCTTCATTTAAAAAAGCAAAGCCATCTTTCATAATTGGCTGTAATGGTTTTATGAAACTTGCACCTATTATTAAAATGAAAAAAATTGTCCAGGCTTCATCTTTCCAACTTCCGTCCATGTTATCGACTGCTTTTTCGTCCCATGATCCCTCTTGCTCAACACGCTTTACTTGTGCCTCTACTTTGGCAACCTCCAGCTTTTGTTTCATTTTAGATTTTTCTTGCCTACCCTCTAACCATGTACCAGCTAAACCAGCTACGGCATTTAATATTGGTAACATCAGTACACCCTCACTTTCTTTTCATCTATTCTTGGAACTAATTTACATATACATTTGTAGGTAGCTTCTTCCCCAGTAACTGTGTCGTATGTTTGATTGCTTAAATATTTTGTATAGAATGTGCAGTCTGCTACATTCCTGAAATAGATTGCTCCTTGAACTACACCATTTAAATAACAAGCAAGCATGAAGGCTGTCATATCAAACCTCTTTTCTTAGCTATAATTGCTAAAACTGTAACTACGCCACTAAACAAAGCAGTAATTAATATTCCTAAAATTACTTTTAAAACTATATCTTTAAATTTTTCTCTGCTTTTTTGACGATCTATTGCTGCTTGTTTTCTTTTTTTACGAGCCTCTGCACAAAAAGCTATATAGTCCGTATAAAGATTTGCACGGCCGTGTAGCTGCATGAACTCCCTCAAAATTTCTTTTTTACGTCTGATCTCTTCTAATGCCATAAACTCTTCTAGGTCATTATCGGCCTTACCTAAAAAGTTAGTCCATATACTGTTTTTTCTTTTGTGTAAGTCTTGTTGAAGTTGATCCTCTGCACCTACAAAATTAGCGATAGCTGATCCAGCAGAACTTATTTCACGACCATTCTCGATAGTTTGTTTTATTATGGCGTATGCCCCATTTGCGAGTGCTAATGCCTCTAACACGGCTATCTCACATTCAATACTTTGTCGAGTTTATCTTCTAGCCTATGCAAAGCCTCCATTACTCGACTAGACGTATCACGCAGATCATCTTTAGATGCGTACTCTTCTCTTGTCTTATTCAGTAGTATTTGTAATCGTTTTACTTCTGCAAACATCTTATTAAATGCCCAAGCAAATGGCATGATGATTAGGGTAATGATTATGTTCCAGACTAGATCAAGCTCCATTATCCAGCTATCTCCTGAATAAGAATAAAACTGCTAGGCTGACTTGTTTCATAAGTTGAGCCATCATCTATATATTGATTTGGTCTAAAATTGTGTCCATTATGAAAACCATCAACTATACATTTAAAATTATAAGTTGTATTTGCTGATGAATTAGATATAAAACCTTTTACTGATACATTTGTTGCACCAAAATTAGCTTGATTATTATATGCTGATTGTGAACCAGTAGCAAATCTTGTATAACTCCCACCACTACCATTAGTGCTATAATGAAGTCTAATTAAATGTGATACATATGTTGATACACTAGCTATTGGTGAAAAATGAGCTTCAACAAATATAGTTGTATTTGCTCCAACAGATGTAAAACTTAAAGTACCATCTAATGGTGAACTCATAGTTAAATCACCAGCACTTGAAAATCCAGATGTACTTGTATAATCAGTTTTTTGAGTTTTAATTATACTACCAGTAGGCATATTAGCTGAAGGTAAAGTAGGCTGACCAGTAAAGTTTAATTTTGTTAATGCCATGCTACCCTCCTATTTCCATTAGAATTATGTTAGATGCAAATCTCGTATAAGTACCATCGTTTGTGTCATTTTGTGACCTATTTATATAAAAATCCCCACTACCAGCTGTAACTCTGCCTTGCCATTTATATGTAACTTGAGATGTAGTTGACGGACTGTCTAAGATGCTAACATGAGATGTAGCAATAAGGTCTGCATGAGTAGAATTTAGACCACAAGTGGCTAACTCTCTATTGCCTTGACCAGTTGCTGAAAGCATAATATCTGAATTATTTCTGAGTAATTTTAAAACAGTTCTGTTAGCACCAACACCTTGTGAGCCATTTATAGTAGACATAATTAAAATTTTACTTGATGTACTTGATGGTGTTATTGAGCAAGTAAAACCAGTTATATCTATAAATGACGTACTATCATCATTAAATGCATCTGTTTTAATCATAGGTACTACTTGCAACACAGCACCAGTTATATAAGGAGTGCCATTACCACTAGCATTTTGGAGGTTGTCTACTTTGAGTATGCTTGTCATTCTATGCTCCTATACTGACGGACACAGTTTTATAAACTGCACTTTTAG